GCAATCAGCATGATTATTTATACTTCAGAAAAAGTTAAACCATATGTTTATATGGGAACTCATCGTGGCACAGGTGAGTTTTATATTGGTTATCGAGAGGATAATGTTAGGTTAAATCGACCCTCACATTTGGATTTATTTGAGTATAGAACGTCGTCGAAGGTAGTTAACCCAAATTTTGATGATTATGCGTGGTGTATCATTGCTGAGTTTAACTCAGGAAATGACGCGTATGATTTCGAACAGGAACTGATATTTGAGCATTGGAATAACTCATTGCTATTAAATAAAAATTGTCATTTTAGTAGTAAAAAACGATTTAAAACTAGCAATAAAGGCAAAAAAGTCGGGCCGCAATCAGATCAATGTAGATTGGCAAAATCATTGGCAACTAAAGGGATACCCAAACCTGCGTCTTTTGGAGCAAAAATTTCAGCAAAGTTAAAAGGAAGGCCAACGGGCAGAAAAGGGCAAATTTCCCCAAAGAAAGGATTACCGCAAGCAATATTAGAATGCCCACATTGTGGCAAAACGGGCGGGCAGTCAAATATGAAACGCTATCATTTTGATAATTGTGCAAAAAGAATTGAAGTTAGACCAAAAGTCATTTGCCCATATTGTAAAAAATCTGGTGGAATAAACACAATGATAAGATGGCATTTTGCGAATTGCAAAATGGTTAAATAACCGTAGATTTTTCATCAAATAACATATACAATCATAAATAAGTATGTTAAACTGCCTATGCAACTTAGGTAATTTATCTAGGAAAACACAGAGACCATCTCATTATTTTTTATTAAGGAAAACTCATTATGGCAACAACTCTCGCACAAATTCGTGCAAAACTCCAACAACAAGAATCCAAAAGCAATCAATCCAATACTGGGTCTTACGGCGATGGTGCCGTGTATCCGCACTGGAATATGGAAGAAGGTACTTCTGTACGCATGCGTCTACTGCCCGACGCTGACCCAACAAATAGCTATTTTTGGGTTGAAAAGGCAATGATCAAACTTGAATTCAACGGCATCAAAGGCCAAGTTGATTCAAAGAAGGTGTTAGTTCAAGTACCGTGTATTGAAATGTGGCCAGACATGGGGCCATGCCCAATTTTGTCAGAGGTTCGCCCGTGGTTCAAAGATCCTTCACTTGAGTCGCTTGGACGCAAATATTGGAAAAAGAAATCATATATTTTCCAAGGCTTTGTCCGTGAAAATCCAATGAAGGAAGATAAAACTCCAGAAAATCCGATTCGTCGTTTCATCATCAGCCCACAAATTTTCAATTTAGTGCGGTCAGCATTGATGGACCCAGAATTAGAAAATCTGCCAACGGACTATGAAAATGGTTTGGACTTCATCGTCAATAAGACAGCCAAGGGTGGGTATGCTGATTACACGACCAGTAAATGGGCTCGTAAAGAAAATGCATTGACGGCTGAGGAAATGGAAGCCATTGAAAAATATGGCCTGTTCAACTTGTCTGAATCGCTGCCAAAGCGTCCTACCAAGGAAGAGCTAGATGTCATGGTGGAAATGTTTCATGCATCAGTAAACGGCGAGTCGTATGACGGCGAGAAGTGGAGCAAATACTTCAAGCCATCTGGTTATCAATCAGCTGAAGGTGGCAACACAAATACTGCCACTGATACTGTAAAAACTACTTCTGCCCCTGCGGTGCAAGTGACGGCAGGTAAGGTAGTGGTCAATTCTTCAAAGGATGAAGATTTTGATGCAGATGATGATGACGGCAGCGCGGCTCAACCAGTTGTGACTCCAGCAGCGAAGTCTACTGGGTCGCGGGCGGAGGACATTCTTGCGATGATTCGTAATCGCCCAAAGACTGCGTAATTTTCCAACTTGGTTGAAGAGTCACTGGCATATTTTGCCAGTGACTCTTTTGACATCTATAAAATAATAAATGAGGTATTTTTATGGTAAAACCGTTTAATGTAGCAGCGTTTCGCAAGTCAATTACAAAGTCGATTGACGGGTTGGGTATTGGGTTTAATGACCCAACAGATTGGGTTTCAACTGGCAATTATGCACTAAATTATCTAGTATCGGGTGATTTTTTCAAAGGCTTACCTCTCGGTAAGGTAACAGTGTTTGCAGGTGAGTCAGGCTCAGGGAAAAGTTTTATTTGCGCTGGCAATGTAGTAAAGGCAGCGCAAGAGCAAGGGATTTTCACAATCCTAATTGATACAGAAAATGCACTTGACGAGGCGTGGTTGCATGCGCTAGGTGTTGACACTTCGCCAGACAAGTTATTGAAATTGAGTTTATGCATGATTGATGATGTAGCAAAGACAATTTCAGAATTTATGAAGGAATACAAAGCGATGCCCGAGGGTGAGCGGCCGAAGGTGTTGTTTGTGATTGATAGTTTGGGTATGATGCTGACCCCAACTGACGTAGATCAGTTTGAGACTGGTAACATGAAGGGCGACATGGGGCGTAAACCCAAGGCGTTAGCATCACTGGTTCGTAACTGTGTCAATATGTTTGGCTCTTACAATGTTGGTATGGTGTGTACTAACCACACCTATGCTAGTCAAGACCCATACAATCCTGACCCAAACATCAGCGGTGGGCAGGGATTCGTATATGCATCAAGCATTGTGGTCGCAATGAAGAAGTTGAAACTGAAAGAGGACGAGGACGGCAACAAGACTAAAGAAGTTCTTGGTATTCGTGCAGGTTGCAAGATCATGAAAACACGATACTCCAAACCGTTTGAGGACATTGAAGTTCAGATCCCGTATGATCGTGGTATGAGCCCGTATAGTGGGTTGTTTGATTTCCTTGAATCGCGTCAACATATCACCAAGGAAGGTAACAGGTACAAATATGTTGACTTGTCTGGGGCAGAGCACCTTATGTTCCGCAAAGAATGGAATCGTAATACTGATGGAATTTTTGATTTAGTGATGAAAGAATTTTCTGAAAAAGTACGGCTGTCAAAGAAAAAGGTTGAAGTTGACGCGACTGAAATTGATACTGTTGAAGAAACTGAGTAAAATACTAAATACAAATTTGCAGTAAGGATTTCTATGATTGACATTGATTTATTGGGTGAAGTATATTCCACACTTAAACAGTATATTCACACAAAAGACAGGCAAGAGGCGGCAGATGCGTTGATGGGTATGTTAGTTGACTCACTACCTGATGAGGAACTAAAAATTATGGCCGGCATTGATTCCAAGATGTCTAAAGCATACAAAGAATATGCGATTGATGATGTCGAAGACGTTGAAGATGACTACGGGATTGATGACGACGAGTAATGTATGACTTGGTACGCTACTGTAACTGCTGACATCAGCAAAATTCCAGATTTTGTTGAACACTTCAACAGTGAACTTGAGGGTGCTAAACGCGACGTAATCATTCACGGCGTAGTTGAAAAAAGTGTTGCGGCACTACCTGGGGTAGTTGAACATAGATTCAACCAGCTTCAAGAAATTGAGGCTGTGTTGCGTTATCTTGAACTTCAACTTAAAAAATTGCGAAGAAAGCACTTTCAAAAATATATGGAAGGTTATCAGCGGGCGCTAACGTCACGCGATGCTGAAAAATATACTGAGGGTGAAGAAGAAGTGGTAGATTTTGAGGTGATTATCAACGACATCGCATTGATCCGCAATAAATGGCTTGGTGTAATCAAAGGGTTGGACAACAAGTCATTCATGCTGGGGCATTTATGCAGGTTAAAAACTGCTGGTATGGAAGATTACACACTATGATTTGAAGTCGCATAAATACGATATGCGACATCTTATCAATCTATTCAACCCACCTTCTCTCACCCCAATAACTGAAAGTATTGGGTTAGCTAATCGTAAACCTGGTGAAACATTCGTCAACGATGCTGGCGATATGATCACCTTCATGGGGCTTACCTTTTTCCCCCAAGATGGGAATTATGAAACTGGCTCAGAGGTAGACACGCAAATACAACAAATTGAAAAAAGTAAAAGCACTAAAATTAAATTTACTAATGAGCGCAATGCTGGAACATTAGCCGTTGGGGTAGCGACCTTTAAAGATTCAAACAACAACATAATAATGTTTGGTCGTTACTTCAGAACTATATCGCATATATTTCAGAAAAATAATTTTCCAAATAACGCGATTCCAGGATTTAAGTACAGTAGTAAAGCGGCAGTTAAAATGTCCTCTGGTGTAATGCCGCAAGATGTTTTGACTAAAATGGATAATTTGACTACGACTGACATATTGAACCAAGTAGTTAAAAAGTTTGGCCCTAAACACCCGCTTACCAGTTTAACTAACGCGATAGCAAAAGGGCAATCGTTACCAATCTATGTTGATTTTGCGGAAAATCCTGATCTAACATTAGAGGCAGTGCGTGATTATTTTTGCGAGATTTTACAGCCAATG